TGCGATTTGCCCATTGGCGTCCTGCCTTTGGTTTATATTTCTTGGCCGTCTCTTTTGATACAACTACCTTTGCCACTTTCTCCAAGTAAACTTGCTTTGCTTCTTCTTCTGATTTTTCGGACTGATACTTTGCATCATCTCCCACCTTACTAGGAGATACCGCCTTCTTGGTAGGCTTTTTACTAGATGAGTCGGTAATAAAGGGATAATTGTCGTGGTTGAGCCATAAATCCCATCCAAGACCTAACTCCGCCAAGGCGCGAACCCGACATCTCATCTTGGCGTTGTGGATGTCATCAGCATTAGGGTTTTGAACTGGCTTATTATTGTATCCAGTGACCGATTTGGAGACGTGAATACTGGAATTGCCCACTGATACCGTGACTCGAACCTCTGCTGTAGTGTCAGCAAAGTAGAAAACCTCAAGCCCTTCGGGGCTTCTATCGAAGGCCCACTCGTAGTCGGGATAGTTTTCCATCATGAGCGCGTGAGCGTTCTGCCACGGCAGGTAGGGGAGTTTTATGGGCTTGCCATTATCTTCGGCATCAGACCATTTGACGTAAGGCTTTACGTCTACATTGGAAAGTTTTTTGAAAACGGAACTGCGATCTGGCATTGGCTTACCCCTCTCTTAGATAGGAGTAAACCAAAGCTAAATGTGGATGTCAATCATTTACATAAGGATATGTATATAATCGCGACAGGTCTTAATACGACAGAATCTCCAGCATTGACTCTAAATATTCTTGCGCCCGTGCTGGGTCATTGTAAACCTTGGCAACAAGCACCATCCGCCGACCGTCTTCAATATTGATGCAGTGCATCTCAGTCCACTTGCGAACCGTCTGGTCTGCTCGGACAAGCTTCTCTGAAGATACCCCGTCCATTGGTCTCGGACTTCCATTAACCCACCAATACAAATCAACGTCGTAAATGTCGCAAAACGTAATAAGAACGACTGGATCTCGGGGTAATGAGCCTCTCATCCATGCGGCTATAGTTGCGTCAGATACGCCAACCTCTTTTGCCATTATTGTCTGCGCACCATGCTTAGGTATTTGATGACGCTTCAAAATTGACATGAACCGCTCAGAACGAGCCAGTCGAACAGCGGCCCCTTCATCGTCTTGCTGTACTTCCAATACGTTCATAACTCCCCCTTTTCGGCTGTTGATTGTACGGACATTATGGCCTTGTACGCAACAAGTATACACACACTATTCCAACAAATGTTAGCAATAAGTGACAATTAGGTAGGAACCAAGCTTGATATTGGAATAAATCCAAGCTAATCTCGATACACGATTTACAGTTGGCTTATCGGGGGCAACAAGCGTGAGTATCAGAGACAAATTAGAGCAGTTAGTTTCGCGTCTAGATTACGTCAGACAAACCGGAACTGACAAGTATAGAGCGCGATGCCCTGCCCACGACAGTAACAGCGCGAAGTTGGATATAGCAATAGGTCAGAACGGTGATCGAATCATCATGATCTGTCGAACCAGAGGGTGCGCCCCACGGGACATTATGGATGCCGTTGGGCTGAGTGAGGGAGATATGTTCCCTGATGACCCCCACACCCACGTCAGAGGATTTAGGAAGCACAAAGATTGGGTGCCCGAAGATGATGAGTTCGTCGTTCGGATTGGCTTAGACCAGCCTCGCGACAAATTCAGCAAGAAAGATTGGGAGATATTCCAAGCCGCAGTGAAGCGCGAGTCGAAGCGACTTGAGTGCAATGCCATCGAGTTCTACACCAACAACACTTGGAGCCGCCAAGCGTGAAGTGGTTCAAGTTGTACACCGAACTAGCCCAACATCCCCGCCTCAGAATCCTTGCCTTTGAAGATCGCTGGCACTACGTCTCGCTTATGTGCGCGAAGGCGGACGGGACGCTGGATCAGGATGCGACGTTGAGAGACAAGATGCTCAGCGTCCACCTCGGCCTGAGCGCGGTAGAAATGGACGCGGTGAAAGACCGATTGATGGACGTGGATCTGATCACTTCTGACTGGGGCATCATCAACTGGGAAGACAAGCAAAGTTCGGACGCGACAGGTGCCGCTAGGAAGAGAAGGCAAAGAGCAAAAGAGAAGCTGTCTAAAGAAGAAGAACAAAGAAACAATAATATAAGAACAGAAAGTGACAGTCACGGGACGGTCACGGGACAGTCACGGGACAAAGACTTTACGGGCCGTGACTCAGGCTTACAGAAAGAGGAAAAGATCGAAGCAATCTGGAGGCTTTTCCCTAAAAAGGTTGCCAAGTCCAAGTGCATCAAGAAGCTAGAAAGACTCGACATGGCCACGTTGGGTTTGATTGAGAAGGATCTCCGCACCCGCGTTTGGAATCCCGATCCGCGCTACATCCTGAACCCAGAAACCTACATCAACCAAGAGCGCTGGATGGACGAAGTTTCTGCGCCCGAGCAAAAGGACGACGAACTTTATGTCTAGGAAACCTACTGACAGCGAGTTCATGCAACTCGAAGATCTCGACGTTAACTCTTCTCTGGAGGGCATGGCGAACGTGTTCTCGGCAGGGGAGTTTACCGACAACGTGCTGGAGTTTAGAAAGCACGGCGTCAACAAGGATGCGTTCTTTCCGTTCTGGGATCGTCACGGTGACAAGTTTGCACTGCGTCCACGAGAGGTAACCATCCTGTTTGGAAGTCGGGGATCCTACAAATCCACCGTCGCAAATTACCTAGTAGCTGATTACCTGATGCACAAGATCAAGGTGGGTTACGTCTCCTATGAGATGGATACACCCTACCTTTTGAGCCTGCTATCCGATCAGCTTGCCGACAGCGTCAACACGCCAGATGAGTTTGTCACGAAGTGCATGAAGCTTATGGATCAATACCTCTATGTGGTCAATGAAATGGTAGACAAGCCGCACAGTGCGATTGCCAAGGTAAATCACATGCTCGGCAAGGGTTGCAAGCTAATCGTCTTGGACTGCTTACAGCGCATCACCATGCCGTTGAATGACCTCAACCTTGAGCGGGACTTTGTTGTTGAGTTAACCAATCTGGTACGCGCCCACGACGCTCATCTCATTCTCGTTCATCACTCACGCAAAGGGGGCCACTCGGATGGCGATAACCCACGTCCTGTCATCGATGACCTAAAGGGGTCTGGGGGGTTGGCCGACAACGCCATGAACGTGATTGCTTGCTGGGCCAACAAGAAGAAAAAAGATAGGGAGTTTTGGATCGAGCAAGGCTCTCCTCACCGCGATGACGATCTTGAATTACTAGCCCAGCCTGACGTGACCCTGATGGTAAAGAAGCAACGCCTGTCTGGCTTTGAGTCAAACATCGGTCTGTGGCGCACAGAGGCCAGAGCATTTCACACAAAGGGGGGCAAGCCTCGCCAGTACAGACCGGAGTTAGAGCAATGATTGAAGAGGAGCAGTTCGCGATCAAGATCAGGGCCGCAGGCGAGCAGATGCGAGAGGCAGAGGAGGCCATCGCTCGGGCCGAGGCGCAGGAAAAGATGACGTATGCCAAGGCGATGGTGCAGGCCGAGGTGGACGGGAGCAAGACTGCCGCCGCGCAGATGAGATCTGCCGACGAGCAGGGGGATGTTTTTAACTCCCGACTTAACAGGGGCGTGGCCAAGGGAATGTTGGCGGCGGCGAAGGCAGAGTTTAGAGCCTGCGAAATAGAGTTCGAGCAATGGCGCTCGCACAAAGCAAGTAACCGACTAGAGCAGAGGGCATACAAGGGATGAGCAAACGGGAAGCAAGAGTAGTCATGCCGTTCAGATTGAACGAGAAGGCCATGCAATCGCTGAAGATTTTGGCGAGAAAGGAAAAGACATCAGTGACCGCATTACTGGTCGATGGAGTCAACGCAGTTCTGGAGAGCCATGGCCGCAAGCCGGTAGCTGTCCAAGCAATCATGGGGAGGCCTCCAGAAGAATGAAGGGGCGCACACCTACAGCGGATGAGAAGCGATGGATGAATGATGTCGCGTCACTCGGTTGCATCGTGTGCAAGAAAGAGGGGAAGGAGCGAACGCCTGCTGAGATTCATCACATCGATGGGAAGACCAAAACAGGCGCTCACTTCCACATCCTACCGCTGTGCTACTACCACCACCGAGAGGGTTCCACCAACCCTTTGTTTGTGAGCAGGCACCCATACAAAAGGCGGTTTGAAGAGCGCTATGGGACGGAGATGGATCTTATGTTTGAGGTAGAGCAACTGGTTCTTGAGTTGAGGGGGGAGTAAGAGATGGGATATTCAACCGGCAGTGCCTACAACTCGACAACAATTTTGGAGGATGGGTCTGGTCAAGACACTGGATACATGGGTGAAAAGGCGTTTCAAGAATGGCTTTTGTATAACCGATTTGCGTTCACTTCCTGTGGTTCTGAAGTCGATCATTACGACTTCATTGTGCATCTCAAGTATCGCGACATCACAGTCGATGTGAAAACCAAAAAACGAAATGTGCCTTACGACCACGACCTGTTTGATACCCATGTTAACGACACTCAAATGCACTTCGGTTGTCAGCTTTATGTCTTTGGCAGTCTCCACGGTGACGTAGTGCATTTTGGTGGATGGATAGCAAAGAAGAAGTATTGGCAGAACTGTCAGCGAGTTAAGAAGGGACAGAAGACAAGCGGGGGACTTGTTGAAAAAAGAGACGGGGGAAAGATGAAGCACTCCGCTCTTAAAGACATGGAGTCTCTCGAAAAAATATTTAGAAAAATTGAGGCTATGAAATGAGAGAAAAACAAGCACTGAAGAAGCTTGAGTCTTATGTACTCAAGACTTACGGAGAGCATTACGCGAAGAACGGATTGCAGGCAATCGATCTGATCATCGCTAACGGTTACGGCATCGAACACGCCATGGCCTGCGTCATCAAGTATGCGTCACGGCTGGGTAAGAAGGAGGGGGCAGACATGGAGCATGACATCTTGAAAATCTGCCACTACGGACTGCTGGCCTTGGTTGCTCTAGAAAAAAATGACGGCGGGAAAAAATGAGAGAAAACAAATCACGATTCCACGGTCTCTTAAACCGCATGGGGGATATGAACGTCGTTACGTTTACCACTAAGGAGGCTGGGCCAATGCTGGGCATCTCCAAGGTCGATGTGAAGCTCCTCATTGAGTATGGCGTCAGCACGGGGAGGTTGAGGATGGCGCTCAGTTCGGGTGATTACGGAAGGACACACGCGCTCTATGAGCTAGTCAACTGGCGCACCAAGTGGATGAGAATGAAGTGGAGGAGCGACGATGGTCAACTCACGAACGAAGGGGCATAACTACGAGCGTGAGATCGTTCACGCCTTACGCGAAGAGCTAGGCACGATAGTCGATGAGCCGATCAAGCGGATCCTAGATCAGTATCGAGAGAACAGCTTGCCCGACATAGTGGTGGGGCCGTTTGCTATCGAGTGCAAGCGATACAGCCAAGGTTGCGTCCCGCATCGGGCGTGGTGGGATCAGGTGGTCGCGGCGGGAAAGGCTAACGACTTGATACCGGCGCTGGTGTATCGGTTCGACAGGGCCAAGACGCTTTGTGTCGTTCCGCTTTACGCAATCAATCCAGATCTCCCCAGAAGCACCGAGAGTAGGGCGACGATGGATTGGAATGACTTTGTAATGGTCATGCGAGAGAACCTTGCGTCCCCCTGAATTAAGGGCCGTTTACATGGAAGCGGCAAGGCACCTAACGTATCCTGAAATTAAGGCTCATATCCACGAAAAATTAAGCCCTCAATTTCATATACTTGCGATGCGTCTAGCCCTAATTGCGGTCAGTTCAAATATCGCAGATCTGTCAAGTCTAGAAGAACGGCGGCGAGTTCTAGATACTTATCCTGACTGCGACGGAGCGCTGGACGGCATTCGAGACGAGGTAAAACTCGGGGTGCAAAGACTCTGGCGGCGGCGCAAATCTAACTAGGGGATCTTAATGACTGAAGCCGCACGAATTCTTGAGCGGAAGGACAACGTCGTCTTTCTTCACCGCGAAGGCTGGAATTACTTTGATGAAACAGCCCCCGAGATCGAGGGCTGGTACTTGGTGACGGGAACGTCGGACGATGGTAACTGGTTCGGTTTCTTTGAGTTGGTCGGGGATAGTTTGTCGGGCGAGGTCGATGAACCTAATCCGTATCCCGTCGCATTTCTTCGAGTTCCAAATCCACCTTTATTTTGAGTAGCTCCAGCGCGTAGCTGGGCATTGTTCGATAGCCCTTGGATGATGGGTCTCTGAGCCAGTTGCGAACCGTTTCCAGCGGGGCATTGATCAGAAAAGCCACCTCATTGCGCGTCAGGGAATGCTTTTCAGCCATTCGCTTGAGTTCAATATTGTATTGACCAGAGCTATTCATATGCTCCTCTTTTGGAAAGTAATCTGCGCCAAATTTATTGTACAGGCGCAGGTATTTTCTTAGTCTATGTTCTGGAATGTTCTCCGTTACGTCAACCACGCACTTCCAAGGTCTGCCACGGGATCTTTCCTCCGCGACACGGGCCATCGTCTCCGAGCTTACCTTAGTAATCACGTCGGATCTCCTCCAAGCTCATGGGATTTTTGTGTTCCTCCATGGCCCTGCAAAAGCTATCCCATACCCACTTCAAGTTAGGATGCTCTTTGATCCAATCGCCGATGATAATCCTCTGAGCAGACCCCTTCTTGTAAGCTCGGTGATCGTCCGAGTAGGTGTACCAAAAGTCATGCTTTTTCAGCAGATCAAAAAACTGAAATTCTAATTCGTCCATGATGTCATCCTCCTACAATTGCTAATTCGTAAAATAGAAATGAAAAATAAAGTGCGAGTGTTGCGGCAAGGGCAACCCACTGCTCTGGAATATTCATTGAATCGATCCTCCGTTTTCGTCTTCAAGAAAAGAGGAGATCTGTCCTAGCAGATCGACCCAGTCCTCGATGATTTTCTTTTGAACTGAATAGGGCATCTCCATGAAGACATCGTCTGGATCCAAGCACAGAAACCCGAATCCTTTTTCAACGTCAGCAATCAGGTGTCCAACCTTCGACTCTTCAACTGCTGATTCGTCAACCGTTACCATCTTCATTCGATCTCAATCCCTTCATGCTCAAGTTCATCTAGCTTGGCACCAAGGTAGCGAATCATCGCGATTGCTTGCTCGATCTGTTTCTGATCTGAAGAGGTCTGCAATAAAAAAATTGCCTCGTCACCCAGCTTCTCGAACTGCCCTGCGGCGGTCAGTATTACTTCGCGCTCACTGTCACCACGCGCCGACTCAATATCGATTACGTTGCTCATGCCTCTTCCTCGTTAAAGATCAAATCGAATCCCCAATAGGTCTCGCAGTAGCCCCACGGCGGGATTATGCCGCCGCTAATAACCTGCATTGACTGTGAGACCCCCCAATCTGCGGGGCCGCACTCCCAGATCACATGCCAGCCGCTGGTATAACCACGCTCCTGACTCTCCTCCGGCGAGTAGATCTGAACCTCATAATTGGGATCCTGATCTGCCTCGGCAGAGTCCATAACGAGCGCAAGGTAAGCCGTGTTTGCGGCGTCTTTTGCTGACTCGAATTGATGCCACTGAATTGCTTTGATGTGTCTCATGACTCCAACTCCTCCAGCCCTTCCGGTATCGAACCGACAGCCCCTACAAAGCATCGATCCATCACCGCGATGTAGTCCGCAAGCTCCTGCTTCTGAGCCTTAGTCTCTATTGATAATGCGCACTGGACGTAGATGTCCTTGAAGACATCGTCCGGCTGGTGTCCTGCCTGCAAGAGCATCAAGATGCGATCCTGTACGGACTGCTGTAAGTTTTCTGCGGCTAGTAATTTCATGACGCGAGTTCCTCTTCGATGTCTGAGATGATTTCGTTGCACAGGTTGTTGTCGGAGTAGTCGCTGATCACGCCCATGGGTTGATGCTCAAAGCCGTTGTTGTAGATCAGGCTGAACCAGCCGAGACCCTGACCGTCATTCATGATGATCACGTCACCATCTCCTGCGGCTAGGTTCTTGATGATCTCGGCGAGGTCGCTGGAGCGCTCGATGATTGGCTCGTCTTCCATCCAAATCGAGATGGGGTGACCGCGCTTCAGGATGGCTTTGACTAGCGCCAGCAGGACGGGTCGCTCCCACTTGGGTGGATAGTTAGCACTTGACCAAGTCAGGTTGCGCTCTTTTTCCAATTGCACTTGAAGGTCTGCGGCATGAGCCATGCGCTGTAGCTCTGATCGAATGTCTCGCTTGCTCTCAAACGATCCGTTCTCAAGTACCGCCAGCATCACTGGCAACAGCGATTTCCAAGTTGGTGTTATGTCGATGGTTTCCATTTCAATTTCCAGATTGTTCGGGTGAATTCCCGTGACCCGCCGAAGCGGGTTTCGACCAGTGTTCAACTGGTAGCTCATCAGACGGGGAAGTGGCGGTTACAGCGCTCTCGGAAATCTTCCTGCGCACCGTCCCATGTCATGTCGTAATGGCCCCAAGTGAAGCCGCTGGATACCCAGAAGTAGGCGGCGGTGCCGTAGCGATGAGCCAAGCCTTTGTAGCTTCCCCCCCTGTCGAACAGCACTACTGCGCCTTCCTCATCCGACTCAACGCGGACGATATTCCAGCCGTTGTATTTGGCCCAATGCTCAAGGTCAGCCATGCGGCCTATTGATTTGACTGATGCGTTCATGATTCTTGCTCCATGTTGACGAGGATTATTGGTAGGAGAGTGCAGACCAGAAGGCCGAACACAATTAACCCAAAGGTAAGTAGTTGATCTTCTGCGTTCAT